CTGAACAACAAGGGTGGAGGCGGTCTGTGAGGCCGGGCAGGTGGCCATGCGGCCGACGTTCGAGGCGGCCGCAACAGCCCAGCCCGCTGTGGCCCCGACCTTGGGACCGACGCCGAGCGAATACTTCTGGCCCTCGCGGATGCGCGAACCCTCTTGGAACGTGTTTCTCAGATATTTCCTGGCCATCGCATTCCTCCCGGGGTTCTGCCCCTCGCTCAGATATCCGAGAGCGGCACCCCCGCCCCCGCTACGCTGGAACCAACTGCCCTGCCTGACCCTGTTTCAAGATTCTCGCCAATGCGTTGTCTGTGTCAAGGTTCGCCTGGCTCAGATTCTTTGCAGCGCCCGCAACCTGCTCTGCCCGCTCTGCCATCTGGGCTGCCTGCTGAGCTTTGTTTCTGGCCTCCCTGAGCTGGGCCACGGCCTCATCGGTGCGCACGATGCTGGATACAAGGGAGAGCGCATCAGCATAGACATCAAGTGTCTGGTCGCCGTCCCATTTGTCTAGCACCTCTGGCTTCACCGCGGCGATCTGGATAGCGAACTGGGAGAAGCGCTCGATCGTGCTGATGCCCACGAGCTTCTGAGCCTGGGCCATGATCGATACGTATTCGACCTTGAGGTCCACGCCTTGCAGCTCCTCCGGCGGCTCCGGCACGAGGCCCTGGCGAACCATGATATCGAAGGTGATGTCGATGAGCGGATCGAGGAGATCCTGGTTGAGCTGCTCCAGCACAGGCCCGAGGGCCAGGAGCTTCTCCTCGTAGCGCGCCTCGATTTCCTTGGCCGTGATCTCGCGCCGATCGGTGTTGGCCAGCATGAGGAACAGATCCTCGTAGAAGGCGCGGCGGATCCTGGCCTGATGCTCTTGGATGGCGACCATGAGACCCTGAACCCTTGGATCTACTTCATGGGCCGGCTTGAATCCCTGCTGCCCCTCGCGCACGTCCACGAAGGTCACGTCGCCAGGAAGGATAGAATTCTTCTGGGTGCGCAGCGCCGTAGGCGCCGTCATCGGCGGGTTGACCATCTTCTCGACGGCCTGGGCCAGGCGCTTCTGCATGGTCTGGAGCGCACGGATATCCCCGAGCGCAGTCATCCCAGGGCATTCGGTCCCGTAGATGTCTTCGCCCGTGGTCTCCCATCGAGGACACAGAACAGGGAAGTAATCGTAGCCACTCTCGCGGAGGTAGGTATCGTAATTCGTGGCCAGGTAGCCGCCGCCACTCTGAGCCGTGCCCTTCTCATAATAGCTGGACGAATAGCGCTTGTGCTTCGCTTCCATGCGATCACGATCCCACTCGTCGTTCGGTTGGATGACGTGGCACACGTCGATCCAGGTCTCGCGCTGGCCGCGTTCCCACATCATGCGAACATGCTGGCTGATGCGGGTGAAGTCCAGGTCGCCTTTGCTGTCCTTCTCGGCAAACTGATCGACAACCTGGCGCACCGTCATTCGGAATTCGCGGAAGAAAACGTTCACGCGCCCGTAGTGATCCGTGCTGATGTAGTAGGAACCGATCGGGAAGACGTAGACACGGATCACATCCTTGAAGTCCTCTTCGATCATCATGGCCGACGTGGCGAAGACGCCAAGATCGCCGTAGACCATCGGCAGAGCGTTGTAGAGATTCGAGCGCAGGAAGACGGCATCCATGCGCTGATTCACCGTGTCGAGCCATTCCTTCACGGAGCCGATCTCAGCAAGGTCCGGATCCGGCACGGTGAGCCGCTTCCACGGACGAGCCGGTGAGGTCATCCCGCCCATCATGCCTGCGCGCTGGGTGCGGGCAGCCATGGTGGCGGTGGAGTCAATGATCTTCTGATTGCGGCGCTCGCCACGATTCGCGTCAGAGAGGACGAAGCGAGGCCGGCGGGGCAGAATGTAGTCGCCAAGATCCTGCCAATGGGTTCGGAATGAAGTGCGCTCCTGCTGGAGCTGGGCACGCAGAATCTCAAAGCGCTGCCGCTTCGTCTCTTTCGAGCCACCGCTCGATGGGAGGTGGCTTGCCACCTAGGTCCCCAGGAGGGTCTTCTGGGCCGTAGGGGCCGCGCCAGTGAGCCCAAGCGGGCCGGTCAGGATCGTGTCGCTGCCCCCGACCTGGGCCGCCAGGCTTCGCTGGCGAGCCTTGGCCGCCTGCCTGGCGCGGAGCGACGCTTCTTGGCCCTGCTCTTCCTCGGCGCGACGGCGGGCCTCGCTTTCGAGCGCGGCGTTCCTGCGCTCTTGCTCGCTCATAAGTGCGCGAGCTTGCTTCTGGGACTCTTCCATCGCCTTCTTGCCTGAGAAAGTCTCGAAGGCGCTGATGATTCCAGCATACGGCTTCTCTCCAACCAAGATGTTAGCCACGCCACCCATCAGGAGCCCTCCTTGTCGAGGCGCTTTGAGTAGATCAGGTCCATCAGCTCGTAACCCATGCGTTCCAGCGCTGGGCCGAAGTTGTGGGCAGCCTTGATGTGCTGGTAGACAACCTGCACGCCCTCGGCCTTGAGGTAGCGATCGGCGTAGCGGATGAGCCTGAGCCCTTGCCCACGATGGTCCGGGTGGACGAAGAGAATGTCCTGCACGGCCTGGAGCGAACTTTTATAGTGCAGATTCATCCGCACAAAGAAGACGGCATACCCGATGAGCCTACCGCCAGCGCGAGCTGTAAAGACTCGGATGTTCCCCGCCCTGGACGCTGCCGCGTAGGCGTCCCAATCAGGATCAAGCGGAATGTCCTGGTAGTGGGCAATCTCTTCGTAGTGCTCGATGATCAGTGGCCGGATCTCGTCGAAGATGCTCTCCGCATCCTCGCGGGCGAGAGCCAGCTCGTGAGCGAGCGCCGTTGCCATGTCGGAATCGTGATGCCCTGCGCGCCGTAAGTCAAGCGCGAAGTTGCTATTGGCGCGAATCGTCGAACGGATCGAACTCGTGGAGCGTCTTACCCTCACCCTTGCGCACGCCAACGTTGGCGAGCGGGGCCACAGGGTAGGCGAAGGACATGGCCCAAGCGTCGCCCGAATCCGGAGAGGCCAGGCCGCGGGCCTTCATGCTCTCTTTCTTTTCGAGGAGGAGCTGGTCCTTGGCGTTGTGGGAGTATTCCACGGAGGTCAAGTCGGTCTCCAGGATCGGGTTCTCTTCGAGCGCGCCTCCGGCGAAGAGCCACTCCTTGCCCTTGCTGTAGATGTAGGCGCGCATGTTCGCGCAGCGCGGATCCGGGGACGACGCGCCGAACTGCACGCCGAAGACAGAGAAGCCGAGCTGTCGGATGCGGTCGCCCACGGGACCACCCACGCCGGTATCGTCGTAGAAGAAATAGTCAGGCTTGTGGAGCATCACCAGCTCGACGGCCTTCGAGACCAGGCGCATCGAATCGCGCACCTCGGAGCCAGGTATGCGGACCTCGGGGATGCTCTTGCCGTCCAGCCCGCGACGGAATCGGAAGACGCAGTTGTCATCGCCGCCCCTGGCGATGTCCAGGGTCATAATGAGCGGGTCGCCGATGTTGCTGATGGCCGGCCGCTTTATGGCCTGGGCCACGATGTCTGAGTCGATGAACTGCAAGCTCGACGCCCGCGGGAACAGCCCGCGCACGCGCACGCGCACGAAGTCCGAATCCTCGCCGTAGTCCTCGATCCATTGGGCAATCTGCGTTTTGTTGGTGCCATCTACCTTGCGCGAATCGACCTGCATGTTGCCCCAGCGGTGGCGAAGGCGGCCGAAGCACTCCTTGAAGCGGCCAGTGTTGCGCGTCGGGTTGCCGAACACAAACCAGAGAAGTTCAGTGCGCTCGTCGGTGAGCGCGCCCTCCGACACCTCCCAGATTTTGTCCGGGATGGCCGAGGCCTCATCGAAGATCAGGATGACGCGCTTGCCCTTGTTGTGCAAGCCGGCAAAGGCCTCGGTTTTGTTTTCGCTCCAGGCCACCATATCAATCCGCCAGGTTTTCTCATGCACCTGGTCCGCGGAATAGATCGAGGTGGCCGTGAAGGTGAACCAGCGCGAATGGAGCGCAAGCCGGTGCCATTTCGCAAGCTCGGCCCAGGTTTTCGTCTTTAGCTGGTTCTCCGTGTTGGCCGTCACGACGCCGCGCGTGTCCTCGAAGGTCGAGAGCGCCCACAGGATGAGCCAGGCCACTAGGGCGGACTTCCCGATCCCGTGGCCCGAGCTGATGGCTTCCTGGATGGCCTGGAAGGCATTGATCTCGCCATCGCGGAGTCGGGCGCCAAGATTGACCAGGAAGGCCTCCTGCCACTCTCGCGGGCCGGACGAATCGACCAGCTCGCCATCGCCCCAGGGGAAGGCATACTTCACGAAGCCGAGCGGGTTCTTGGCGTAGCCGGCGATGTCGTAGGCCATGACTTCGGCGTTAGCTTCGACCTCAGCGGTCAATCCCCACCCAACATCGTGCCCTTCTCACGCCCGAGCATCTGCTCGAACTCGCGCTCACTGAGAAGCCGCACGCCTTCAAGGCAGCGCGAGCAAAGCCCACCCAACTTCTCCGTTGTGAGGTTAAGGTCCTCGTCGCACCTCTGGCACCGGCGCATCCTATCCTGGCTCACGACTGGCAGGGATTGGCGGCCGCGGCGAGCATGATGTGGCGCGGCGCGATGCCCTCGCCGAACGGCGGGAAGTTAGGCACGCGATGGCCGTGCCAGCCGTGGCGCAGGCCGTTGAGGCAGGGGGCGCAGAAGTGAGCTTCGAGCTGATTGAAAATCGGAGGATAAGTTCCAGCCTGCATCACAGGGACTAGCACCGTCGCAGGCATATCCGTTCGACTACAGCGTTCGCAGTGATGCGCGCTGGGCATCGCGGAGTTCATCTGCTTTCCTTCGCGCGTTCTCGGGCTCGCTTAATTACGTCAGCGATATTGAGCGTGCCATCGACCTGGCTCTTCACGGGGGCGCGCTCTCCGAGAATGTCCGCGATCAAAGCAATGGCGTGGCGATCTCCGCGCTCTGCCCTCTTCAACATGCCCTCTATCAGAGCATCCTGGCGATCCACGTCAGAGTTCTTGACGGCTTTGGCCAGCTTGTCTCGAAGGTCTGTGGCCCAAGCTCTCCCCTTCGGTCGGCCTCCTGGGTTGCCGCTTTGGCCGGGCTTGAATGGAATCAGATTGAGAGTCCCGCGGTGAGGCTTCTTGGGCTTCTGCTCGGATTTCTGATCTGAGAAGTTTTCCGTCACGCAATGAGTATTCATGCCGGCGCTTGATTTGTCAACCAAGTTTCACCTCCGAACATCCGTCGCCCCCGGACCTGCCCCGCAAGGGACGCGCGACACAAGCCCGAAGTGAAACGGCGGGCGAAGTGCGGCGCGCAATTCGCCTTTTGGTGCTACCTTTTTTTGGATATATAGAACTTTGCCGAACACTTTACATAACTCCTTTCATATAAGACATATAAGTATCGTGTTCGGTGTTCGCTGTGAAACTTGCGAACGCTACGTTGAAATAAGGACTTACGGCGACCGAACACATCGACCGAACACGCCGTAAGTCCTTATTCATCGGTCGGCCCTAAAACCTCGGTGACGTAGGATCTGGAGGTGCCTGTCCGCCGGGCGATTTCGGCCCTGGATAGGCCCGGGTCCTGTCGGTGGAGTTCCAGGACAAGCTCGCGCTTGCTGGCCTCTGGGAGGGCCTCTGCGGCCTCAATGGGGGCCTCTGGCTGGGCCTCCACGGCATACCCAACGCGCCTATCGCCGAGGTCCCAGCGGTGAGCTAGACCCCCATCCACAGCCGCCGTCAGCAGCCGCTTGGCATGGGCCTCCTTGAGGCCCTCCTCCATCGCCAGGTGGACGATCGTGGCCTCCTGCCGCGCGCTGTCCGGAAGGAGGCAGAGCTTCACGAACTCGGGCAGGCTCAGCTCCGGCTCCTCCGGCTTCGCATCCGGCTTCCCATGCAGCTCGCCCGGGTTCAGGTCGCCGGCCACATTGAAGACCGGAAACTCCCAGCGCAGGCAGAGCGGCTCTGTGGGAGGCCAGCTCCGAACCGTGGACTCCATCACGAAGACGCCCTGCTCCTTGTGTTTGCGGATGATGAGGTGGCAATCCACCGCCCGGCTCTGCGCGCCGGCCCCAGCCCCCACGTCGGTCACGTCCTTCTGGCTCTGCGATCCCTTCGAGGCGTGGTGGATGCAAATGATCGCGCACTTGAGCTTGCGCGCATAGGAGTCCAGGAGGTTGTAGAGGTTCGCCATGGCGCCGTTGTCGTTCTCGTCGGTGTCCTTCGGAAGGAAGCGGTAGAAGGCGTCGAGGACGATCACCTTGTATTCCCCCGGCTCGATCGAATCGAAATAGGACTTCATGGCGACCAGATCCTTGAGTTCCCCACGCAGATTCTCAACCCGAAGGTGATCCCCGAAGTCGTCCATCGAAATCCCGCGCGCCTCGGAGACGCGAGGAATCCGGCTCGCCGTCGTCGCGGCGTGCAACTCGTTGTCGATGATGAGCACGTCGCCCTTCTCGCAGGCGAAGGTGTCGAGCCAAGGGCGCCCCGTCACGATGGAGAAGGCGAGGTCGAGGACCATCCAGCTCTTGCCGGTCTTCGGTGGCGCGATGATGTTCATGACCTCACCCTCGCGGAGGAGCCCGTGGATAATCGGCGGGTGCATACTCTTGTTCATCGCGCAAAGCTCCTTCACGCTTGGGGCCTTCTTGATTCCCCTCCGGTCCTGGGAAGACCAGTCTTCGATCGTCGCCATGGTGATCTGGTCCGGCTCGTAGTCGGCGGCGGATAGAGCGACACTCGAAAGCTCCTTCTCCTTGAGCGGTGGGACGCAGCGCTTGTTGATCTCGATGAGGGCGGCCATGATCTCCGTGTAGCCCATGCCCGCGCGCCGGAGGTAGCCGCCGACGCGGATCATGGTGCTGTTGCGGACGCCGGGAGGGATCACGTTCCCGAGAACCCCGCCTCCGGCCACGGGCTTGCGATCGTTCAGCTCCCCGTCGAGGACGCGAACAAGCCAGACCGGCGGCTCGGGTATAGCCGCGCGATCCTCAAGCTCCTGGTTCGGAATGAAGGTATAGGCCTTCCCATTCACGATCGACGGCGGAAGAACGACGTAGCCGCCATTGCCTCGGGTGTCCACCTTTGGCGCGATGGAGCTTTCCGTGTTTCTCCAGTCCTTGCCTGCTGGCTGTCGATACCAGTAATGCAGGCCGCCGCGGGGGGTCCTGACCATCGGCCCGATGGCGAGCTGGAAGGTCAGGTCCGGATCGCGGGCGAGCCAGGCATTGCCCATCCCGTCGATGTCCAGGACGAGGAAGCCTTCCGTCGGTGTCCCGATGTTCGCGTTCGGGTGCTTCCGCCACCAGG